ATGACGGACGACCCGGACTTTGCGGAAAAGGTCATGTACTCACTTTTCGAATCGTATGCGGCAGAAGCGAAGTCGTACAGTTTTCGGAACTACGACGGTGACGATTCCGAGGTACCGCCGTTCCTGAATCTTGCGAGAGCGTCGAAAGAGGCGTGGGGGATCATCGGTAAGAAGATCCTCGCCGCGAAGACACCGGATGACTTACCGCACTGGTTGCACACGGCGTACGGCAGTCCCTGGCGGTCGCTACAGGCCGCCATCGACACGTTCCACCGATCTGCTGATCCGGTCAAAGACGGGTTCGATGACTTCGCCGAAGAAAGCCGTGTCTACGCGGAGACCCAGAAGTACGTCACGCGAGAGCTGGCGAAGGTTCAGGGCCGGATGCAGCTCGACGCGGAGAAGAACGCGGACATGCTGGTCGCGTTCGAGGACGCATGGTTGAAGCGGGATCAGTTGGACCTGCTGCCCGATCCGGTCCCGCTCGTGCCAGGAATGCTGTACGAACAGACCCTTGCGTTGCTCGTTGCAGCGCCGAAGTCATTCAAGTCGTTTCTGGCGCTGTCCTGGGGTTGCTCGGTGGCCACGGGTACGCCCTGGCTCGGTAGGGACGTACAGCAGGGCGGCGTGCTGTACATGGTCGGTGAAGGCGCGCTCGGTGTGAAGAAACGCGTTGCAGCGTGGGAGACGTACCACGGAGTCCGTGCCGAGGCCCTGACGTTGTTCACGGAGACGTTCGATCTGGGCGTCGAAGAATCGATCCCGTTTCAACGGTTCCTGGATCGCGCGATCGAACTGGGACCGAAGCTGATCGTGGTCGACACGCTGAACCGGTACGCCGCCGGTCACGACGAGAACAGCGCCGCCGAAATGGCGATCGTGATCGTCAACCTGACCCGGTTGGTGAACGAGACCGGGGCGTCGGTGCTGCTCGTCCACCACGCCACGAAGGCCGGAGACAAGACGGGCCGCGGATCCTCCGCACTGTTCGCCGCGGCGGATGCCTCGTTCTTCCTGGACCGCCGGAACCCGAAGGGTTTGGCCGTGGCCCTGGAAGTGACGAAGTCGAAGGACGACGCGGAGGGCGACCCGCTCCTACTCCGCATGGAACCGTCGGCCGACAGCCTTGTGGTGGTCGAAGGTGACCCGTTCGAAGACGACGACAGCGATACGGACGCCGCGGCGGATCTGGCGGTACTCACTGCGGTGATGAATCGGCCCGGACTGCCGAAGGGTTCCTATTGCAAGGGCGAAGCGGCTCCGGCGTCGATAGGTAGGAACGTGGCCGAGGAAGCACTGCACCGGTTGGAATCCTCCGGCCGTATTCACGCGCGACGAGGGCCGAAGAACTCGAAACGTATGTATCCGGGGCCTCGTCCGCTGACCGCCGAGGAACCCTTCGGCGACGTACCGGAGGCACTGAAATGATGCCCGATTCATGCCGTTTCTGTTTCCCGGCACACGCTCCGTTTCCTGGGTGGTTCCGGGAAACAGAAACCGCTGTTTCCGCGGCCTGTGCCGGGAGACAGCCGGGAAACAGAAAAGACGGGTTGAACTGGGACGATGCGCCCTGTTTCCCAGTTTCCCGGGTGTTTCCCGGAACTACCGGGAAACAGCGGTTGAGGCTGTTTCCCAGTTTCCCGGGTGCCGTAGGCCCCGGAAGCTGGGAAGCACACGGCCACCTGACGAAGCAGAGAAGAAAAGAACAACTCAAAACGGAGACAGAACGATGACCGAAGCGAACACCTCGACGCCCCGGATACCTGACCCTTCCCGTGCTGCCTGTGTTGGACAGTGGCAACTGTTCGACCCACCAAGCGAAGACGAACCGCGGAAGCACGTACAGGAACGGTGGAACCGTGCGGTGGCCGTGTGTGGCGGTTGCCCGGTGATCGATCAGTGCCGGGATTACGTGACCGGGCTTCGTGGCCGCGACGTCTACGGGGTGTTCGCGGGAACCCGGTACGGCTACACCACGAACAAGGCGCCGCGGCCGTTGGAAGCGTCGGCATGATGCACCCGTGTATCGGGTGCGGTGAGCCGTACAAGGGCCGTGGACGGTGCGCCGACTGTGAGCGCGACCGAACGAGGGACCGCCCTACCCATACGGCGCGCGGCTACAACGCGGCCTGGGAACGACTGTCGAGACAGGCGCGACGGCTGCAACGGTTCTGTACCGACTGCGGCGCTACGGCGGACCTGACCGTGGACCACTCGCCGGAGGCATGGGAGCGCCACGAGGCAGGGCTGACCGTCCGCCTACGCGACGTGGTGGTCCTGTGCCGGTCCTGCAACACCAGACGGGGCCGTGCGCGACCCAGGGGGGTAGCCCCTGGTCAGGGCCACGCCGGACCTCGACGGTAGCCCCGCTAGGCGTTACACACTGCTAACGACTCTCACAATGTGGGATGATCTGCCCAGGAGGTAGGACAAGGTGAAAGCTGGACCGAAAGCGGCGGTAGACGATTCGCCCGTGCCGTTCAACTCACGAACGAAGGGCGCGAAGCGGTTCGCGGCGTGGGCAACGAAGTACATCAAGACGCCGAAGGGGACCGGCGCGCTGAAGGCGATGAAATTGCGGCCCTGGCAGGTCGACCTCGTGGGGTCGGTGCTCGACGCCCCGGTGCAACCAAGGACCGCTGGCTGGATGCTGCCGCGCGGACAGGGCAAGTCCACGCTCATGGCTGCCTGGGGCGTGTACGAGCTGTTCATGGGGCCGGAAGGCGCGAACGTCGTCGTGGTCGCGGTGGACGAACGACAGGCCGGAATCGTGTTCGGGATCGCCCGACGCATGGTGGAACTGGACGACGCCCTGGCCAGTCGGTGCCAGGTATTCAAAGAACGTCTTGTGATCCCCGGCCGTAACGCTGAATTCCATTGTCTACCAGCGGAACCCAAACGGTTGGAAGGTCTGGACTACACGCTGGCCATCCTGGACGAAGGCGGCGTCGTCAGCCGGGACACGTACGAGGTTCTGACGTTGGCCCAGGGCAAGCGGGAACGTTCTTCGCTAGTGGTGATCGGAACGCCAGGACCGAACCCACACGACAACGTTCTGGCCGACCTTCGCCAGTACGCCGCCGAACACCCGGACGATACGACCCTGGTCTGGCGGGAATTCTCCGCCGACGAGTTCATCGATCACCCGGTCGATTGTCGGCACTGTTGGCAACTGGCGAACCCGGCCCTGGGTGACTACCTCCACGAAGACGCATTGGTGGCCCTGCTGCCGCCGAAGACGCGGGAAGCGACGTTTCGCCGCGCACGGCTGTGTCAGTTTGCCAGTGAGACGGACGGGTCGTTCCTGCCTCGTGGCGTGTGGGACGGGCTGGACACCGGCTTGGGTGTGCCGGACGGGGCGGAGGTAGTGCTGTCGCTGGACGGATCGTTCTCCGACGACACGACGGCGTTGCTCGTGGGCACCGTCTCGCCGACTCCGCACTTCGACGTCGTCGGTGTGTGGGAACGCCCGACAGGGGACGAGTCGTATCGAATCCCGGTTGCCGAGGTCGAACAGTTGGTTCGTGATTCCTGCAAGCGGTGGCGGGTCGTGGAAATCATCGCTGACCCGTTCCGGTGGACCCGGACCCTTCAGGCGTTGGAAGCCGAGGGCCTACCGGTGGTGGAGTTCCCACACAGTCCGTCACGGCTGACTGCGGCAACTGGGGATTTGTACAGCGCCGCAACATCTTCGGCGATGACACACAGCGGCGACCCGCGACTGTCCGCGCACATCGCGGCGGCCGTGATCGTGGAGGACGGGCGCGGTATGAGGTTGGCCAAGGCGTCACGTCGCCGCAACGCCCGGAAGATCGACCTTGCTGCCTGTCTCGTCATGGCCCATTCGCGCGCAACCTGGCGCGCTACTCGTAAGACCAAACGTCGTCGCGTCCGATCGTTCGCGGCATAGGAAGGAAGATCCGATGACAGAACCGAGTTACCTGGAACTGGACCGGGCGCTGGACGTGCGCGCCGCCCGGATGCACCTGCTAGAGCAGTACTACCGCGGCGAACAGGCGTTGGCGTTTCTCAGTCCCGAAGCGAAGAAGGCACTGGGCCAGCGGTTCGACCGGCTGGCGGTGAACCTCCCGCGCCTGGCCGTGACGTCGATCGCGGAGCGGCTACGGCTGACCGGGTTCGACGTGGACGGAGTCCGGTCCGCGGATCTGTGGAAGGCGTGGTTGCGGAACGATCTGGACCAACACGCCCCGACGGCACACCGCGAAGCCCTGGCGCTCGGTGAGGCTTCGGCGATCGTGTGGGGTAGGAACAAGCGCGCTGTCGTGACGATCGAATCCGGTCATCAGGTGGCCGTCTATCGTGACGCTGGCAGCGGCGAAGTCCTGGCGGCGATCAAACGGTGGTCTGTCCTGGCCCCGGATGGAACCGCGAAACAGACGAAGTGGGTCGTGTATCGCCCGGACAAGATCGAACGGCTTACCGGCGACGGGGCGGCGATCACGGCGGCGACGGTGGACGAGGCGATCGATAACCCGCTGCTGGCGGTTCCCGTTGTGCCGCTAACGAATTCGGACCGCGTGCTGGACACGAACGGGGCGTCGGAGATTACCGACCTGATCCCGATCGTGGACGCGCTGAACAAGATCACCGCGGACATGTTGACCGGATCGGAATACGGAGCGCGGCCCCGGCGATGGGCCACGGGTCTGGAACTGGAAGAACGACCGGCCGTGAACGACGACGGAACGCCGGTACTCGAAGACGGGGAACAGGTCATGGAAGCGGTGAACCCGATTTCCGAGACCGACCGGATGATGGTGAACGAGGCCGAAGGAGGCAAGTTCGGCCAGCTACCGGGCGCCGACCTGACCGGCTACGAAACCGCGGTGAACATTCTCCTGCAACAGGCGATGGCCGTGTCGGGTCTGCCTGCCCACTACGTCGGCGTCTTCGGTGCCAACCCGGCCAGTGCCGACGGGATCCGCGCCGCCGAGGCCGCCCTGACGGCACGGGCAGAGTCGAAACAGGGACCGTTCGGCCGCGCTTGGGAACAGGTTGGCCGTCTGATCCTGGCCGTGGAGAACGGCGGGGAAGTGGCCGACTACAACGTGCGGGTTCGGTGGGCCGACCCGGCCACGAGGTCGAAGGCCCAGGAAGCCGACGCCACGGTGAAACTTCACGCCGCCGGGATCATCACCACGGCGGAGGCCCGTGAATCGCTCGGAATCGAAAACCCGGAAGCCGGACCGACTCCGGTAGCTATCGCAGGAGGGAACGCAGCATGACCGCACCAACACCGAAGAAGCCGGACGAGGATCCGACAACCGACCCGGCAACGCCGACGGACCCGGTACCCACGGATCCGACACCGACAGATCCGGTACCCAACGATCCCGCACTGACGAATCCGGCACCGGACGGCGATACGTTCCCGCGCTCGTACGTCGAAGAACTACGCGGTGAGTCTGCCGGATATCGGACACAGCTCCGCACCGTCCAGGAACAACTGCACCGCGTACTCGTGGAGAAGAACGGGGGACTGGCCGACGCGTCGGACCTGCCGTTCGACCCTGCCCATTTGGACGACCCGGAGGCGCTACAGGCCGCTATCGCCGCGGTGGTCGAAGCGAAGCCGCACCTAAAGGCTCGCAAGTTTGTCGGTGATGTGGGGCAAGGTAGTCGTACCTCCGCATCGGCGGAGGTTAACCTGCTCGGCATGCTTCAGGGCCGGGTCTGACGGAGGGACGAATATGAATCTATGGGCAGACGCATTCGATTCGATGAACGCAATTGATTCGAACACACACCTGACTTTGACGCTCGACCAGAAGTTAAAGCTGGCCGAAATCAAGGCGTTGCTGGCGATCGGGCAGGAACTGAACGGTATTCACCACAACGGCATCAATCCCGACTTCACCGCGTCGAAGGGCTAGCTTCAAATTCCGCAACCGGGCCGGATCCCATATAGTGGGAACCGGCCCGGTGCCGTTTCTGCTGTATCGCAAGTGAGCCAGGCGCTCCGATCGCGTGAATTCTGTTCATTCACTTCGTCATTGGAGCGCCGTCATGGTCGAAACGACTACCGCAAACCCGACCCTTCTTCAGGAACAGGTCGCAAGCCTGCTCGTCCAGCCACTCGAAAAGCAGTCCGTAGTGCTGGCGGCCGGTCCGAAAATCTTCGACACGTCCAGCCCGCTCCGTATCCCGCGCCTGACCTCCGGTGCGGCCGTCGGGTTCGTTGCCGAGGGCGCGGCGATCCCGGAAGGCGACGTCTCGTTCGATGAGGTCAAACTGCTGCCGTCGGATCTGAAGTCGCTGAAGGTCATCGTTCGGTTCACGAACGAGCTGATCCGTCAGTCTGTGATCGGACTCGACGCGGTCCTGAAGACGCGCCTGATCACCGACGTGTCCAACGCCCTGGATACCGCGCTGCTGTCCGGCACCGGGGCGACGAAGACGATCCGGGGAATCATCAATCAGCCTGGCGTCCAGACCGGCGTACTTCAGGCCGCGAACCCAGACAGCTACCTGGACGCCATCGCGCTTGCGCACGCGCAGGAAGTTACGCCGAACCGGCTGTTCATCAACAGCCAGGACTTCATCGCGCTCCGTAAGGCGAAGGATTCCCAGGGTCGATACCTGCTCGAAGCGGATCTGACCTCTGACGCGACGTACCGGCTGTTCGGCATCACCGTGACGCCGACGAACAAGCTTCCTGCTGGCAAGGCTGTTCTGCTCGACATCAATCAGGTTGCTGTCGCGCGTGACCTGGCCCCGTCGGTGACCCTCCTGCCGGAGCTGTACGCGGCCACTGACGAAACAGCCATCCGCGTGGTCGCTCGTTTCGATCTGGGTCTGTTGCATCCCGAAGGCGTCGTCGTTCTGACCGCCGCCGGATAACCCACCTACTCCGTCCCGGTTCCGGCTCCTACCTCCTGCATGGCGCCGGGCCGGGGCGGTTCCCTCGGGAGGGGATGACATGACAGTTACGAACACCGACCTGGTCAAGTGGTTGGGTCAACCGACGACGGACACCGATCTGATGGCCCAGGCGACCCAGGCAGTCACGTTGGCTTCGGCGATGATCGATGCATATTGCCGGGGCGCTCACCTTACGGCCAGCAACGCGAACCGCCCGGGCGTGGACGCGGTGGTGCTGATGGCGGCGGCCCGCATGCTGGCCAACCCGGAAGGGCTTCGGTACTCGACAGGCGTCGTCACGTATAACGACGCATTCCAAGGATTCACCCTGGCAGAGTTGGCCGTACTCAATCGCTACCGGAAGCGGGCGGCATAATGCCACGCCTACTTCTACGGGACACGGTCACGTTGAAGATCGGCGGGGGATGGGACGAGAACGACGATCCGATCCCGGCCCAGAACCTTCCGGTTCGTGCCGAGGTGATCCCAATCTCGGGTGAAGAACAAGCGACCCGTGGCCGCATGATGACGTCTGTGGAGTACCGGCTGATCGTTGCGGACAAGCGCGTGGAGAACGCGACCCAGGCGACGTGGCGCGGGCTGACCTACACGTTTCAGGGAAAAGTGATGGTCTACCGAATCGGTGGCCGCGCCCATCACTACGAAGTCGTCATGCGTACCGGCACGGGCTGACAGTTCACGACCAGTTCACAAAACAAATCAGACCCCCTCGAAAGGGGGCCTGACCTGGCGTTCCTATGGTGCGCGATACTGGGATTGAACCAGTGACCTCTTCCGTGTCAGGGAAGCGCTCTCCCGCTGAGCTAATCGCGCAGGTATTTCAAAGGGAAGGCTGGGAACCTTCGCTTCGTTACGAGGTGGAGACGGGAATCGAACCCGTGTGCACGGCTTTGCAGGCCGTTGCCTCACCACTCGGCCACTCCACCATGGGCCCTAGTCCCTCGAGCGGATGACGGGATTCGAACCCGCGACCCTCACCTTGGCAAGGTGATGCGCTACCACTGCGCCACATCCGCATGCGCCTCGGAGCGAATTGCTGTCTCCGTGGTGCGGTGAAAACATTAGACTAACTTCCGGCGAACTCACAAATCGCGTGGTCAGATAGGGATTCGGTGCATCATGCGGTCCGTGCCGGTGCTTTTCGGGTCCGGAAAGCGCGGCGAAATCGATGCCGGGGGCGATTCGAGTTTCAACTCGGCAACATGTTAATGTTCTGCCTCGTTCGAACGCGTCGTCGTGAGCGTACGAAAACGGTCCCGTGGCTCAGTGGAAGAGCGTCCGCTTCACACGCGGAAGGTCGCTGGTTCGATCCCAGCCGGGACCACAGAGATAGACGCAGGTCAAGGCACAAATCGCTGGTCAGCCGTGCGACGTCGTGCAAATTACGTGCAAACCGCGTCCATGAATGATGAGTTCATTCTGCGTTCGCAATCACGTCGGCGAGGGCGGTGAAGCGCTCGGCTCGCTCGGTGTACTCCTCGGCCTCGGGGCCGGGTCGGTCACGACTGGCGTACGCGGCGGCGACGAACTCGCTCATGTGCGCCGCTGCTCTCAGCGTCCATATGAGACCGTCGGTCGGTGACATCGGCGTCACCGCCGGTGCATCATCTTCGAGCGCCTCGACGTCGATCAGATCGGGAGCCACGCCGGGACGGGCAGGATGCCCGATCGAATCGACGCGACCACGCTGTGATCGTGAGCGGTGCCGTCGAGGCCGAGCTCGTGCGCGACGTCGTCGTGTTGCAGGTGTCCCCGGATGAACAGCTCGCGGGCGATCTGCTTCACGGCGGGCCACGCTGCCTCGAGGATCGGCTCGACCTCGCGAGGATCCGCACCTACCCCCGCGCTCGCCTCGAGAAACGCGGCGTCGGATCCGTTGCGATCGAGACTCGCACGCAGCTGTTGGGGCGTCGGACGGGCGCCACGCCGCCACCGCTCCTCGGACCACGGGCCTGCGAACGCGACGCCGCGCTCCTCGTTTTCGGGCACGTCCTGGTGTGTGCACTGCCCCGGTGCATCGACATCACCGTCGTTGAGCCGTAGGTCGACGATTCGACCCCCGGCGAGTACGACGGCGACAGCGTGACCGGCCTCGTGGATCGCGGTCGCGAATCGCTCGCGGTCGGCAACGGTGAGTTTCACTCGATTATCTCTCTTGTTGGTGGGGACGATGCCCGGTCGGTTGGGCCCGCAGCCACCGACCGACCGGGCGTCACCTGCGGCGGAGCTACGACGCCGACTTGGCAATGCGGTTTATGGTGAAAGTTGTTCTGTCCGTTTACTATTTCCTGCTTTGCGACGACGTCGAGCTCGTGCATGTCGAGCCGACTTCGACAGCGAAGTGCACGTGCTGCACAGCCACGAGGGACCGGCGTCGGGATTGCTTGTCGTCACCGCGCAGCACGAGCACACGGCGTTCACGACGGTGCGTCGTCCTCGGCGTCGAAGTTCGGCGACCATGATTCGCGGCCACTCTGTGCGGCCCTCACGTAGTCACCGAGATCGGTCGTCGGTTCGGGGAGCGGTGCACGGCCGCGCTGTGTGTCGCTCTGCCGGGCGCGGTGTTCTCCGGTCACAGTTCGACTCCCATCGATACGAGCTCGGCGGCGGGTGAGACAGTCGGCTCGGGTCGATTGCCGAACATCTCACGATCGGCGAGACGACGCGCGATACGTCGGGACAGGCTCAACGCAGCGCGGTCGACCTCCCGCAGCTCGCTCTCGACGCGTTGGCTCGCGCTCGGGAGTCCGTCGGCGTCGTATCGACGAGACCGGCCGAGAAACGCCGCCAGATCGCCGGAGATCGCCGAGGCGGGCTCAACGAGGTCTGTGTGCCAGATGCCCGCAATCAGCGCGGCGTCGTCGATCTGTGGGCGCCCGCGACCGGCGCGGTGCTCGCGAATCAGTCGTAGTGCCCGCGACCGATCCTCGGCGGCGAGGTGGGCGACCTTGGCGCCGTCGCCGCTCGCTCCAACGATATCTGTGAGGGCACCGACGCAGCGGTGCACAGCCTCGGCGAGATCGGCGACGTTGTCTCGCATCGCGCCGGGTACCGGGTCGGACGCAACGCCCTTGGCGAGTGGTTCGATGATCGCCGAGATCTCGGCGGCGAGGTCGAACGCAGCTCCGTACTGCAAGGACAGGCGATGACGGCGGCGCTCGCGCTGCTCGGCTTGGGTCGGTACGGGCGCGGGTGATGCAGGCCAAAACCGCTGGCGAGGTCGGGGCAAACTTGGTGCGAGTTTCATCGGGTTACCTCTTCGGTGAGTTGGGTGATCAGATCGTTGGTCAAGATCGGACGTTCGGCGGTGAGAGCTCGTTTGCCTCGCAGGTAGGCGAGAGCGGTGCGTGCCTCCACGACGCGGGGATCGTCGTCGTGAGCACCCCGCGATACGAGAACGGCGAGACGTCCAGACCAACTCGCCGCCGAGCGTGCGTTGCAGTCGGTTGATTTCACGGTGCGGACGGTACGTCGGTGGGGTGCAGCGCCGTTACGTCGTTACGACGCCGCACCCCCGACTCGATGGTCAGTCGACCCACGGCTCGCGGTCGACGGGCTCGGGCAGCGGGGCCTCCGCTTGGGCGATGTCGCGCACGAGATTCGCGACGACGTCGGCGAAGTCCTCGTCGCTGCCGACGGTGTTCGCTGACACGACAAACTTTTCGGGCATGTTCAATCCGAACAGCCGAGCTCGACGATCGAGGATTTTCAAGATCAACTCGGCTGCCTTGATGTCACCCTTGAGCGCGGCGGGCCAGTGTGCCTTGTGTAGCTCATCGAGACGGGCACCTTCGAGTGCACGATGCTCGGCAACGTCGGCGACTTCCATCTTGTCGACGAGGCGGCCCGCAGCGTGGCGTGCGCCGGACTCGTCGGTGTACCCCTCGGCCTCGGCGATCTCGGCCCAAGTGTGTCCCTCGTTGCGCAGCTTGAGGCAACGTCGGGCGCGTTCACGTTCTTCGAAACTCGGGACATTGTTTCCGGTCATGATGGGTTTCTCCTGTTGATTAGATTCGGACAGCGATTAGTCGGACAGCTCGACGAGCACAGATCCGAGAATCCTCGGGTCTGCCGGATCGGCGGTGTACCGGAACCGGTAGCGGATCGAGCACGATGCCGTGGGGCACCGATACACGGCGCCGACACTCCAACGGCCGGGCAGGTACACGTGGGCCTCGGTTGCACAGGTCGGGCAGAACTCGATGGTGTCGTCGATCTTGGTTGGTGCGGTCATGGGTGGGGCCTCGTTTCGATCGTCTGTCGTCGGTTGTGGTTCGGTGGTCGCCGCTCACCCGAGGCCAGTCGAGAACGGCGTTGCAATCAGGTCACGGCTCCCTCCTCTCATCAACATTTCTCGGACCCGTTGCCCGCCTCCCTTAGGTGAGGGAGGCTGGTCGGACAAACGGCAGGGGTGTCGGACAGCTTTCGGACAATCGGAAAACCGCAGTTCAAGCGGTGTCCACAGCCGTCGGAACGGAATCGGATAGTCGGACATCGGAGAACGCTGTCCGACGCCACAATCGGACAGGCGCAGCGCCTTGACCTGCGGAAACACTTCGGACGATGTGATGAGCGCTGACATCGCCGTGGTTCAGCCACTGCGATGGACGCGAAACACTCAGCAGCGCAACGATTTCCGATGTGATTTCGCGTCGATAGGACAATCGGAATTTCATCGGACAATTCCCTGAACTGCGGTTTCACGAGACGGCGTCCGAAGCGACGATGTATCTCGCACGGCTCTTGGAACCGATGTTCGCGAGCCTGCCGGTCTGCACCAACGTCTTGATCGCGGCATAGGTAGTGGAGTTGGAACACACCTCCCGGTCTTTCGCGAACCGAGCGATCACCGTGCCGGTGAGGCCGTCGGGACCGGCGGTTTCGGTGATGAGTGCGAGCACTGCCTCGGTTGATCCGGTCCCCTTGGCATCGTGCGGATCGAGAGCGGTCATCACCAACGAGGTAAGCGCGGCGGCGTCGACGCCCGGCATGACGTCCGATGCGATCGTGTGACGTTCGAGCTGGAACAGGTGTTTGCAACCGTCGGGGGCGTCCTTGTGCTTGACGCACTCGATCAACACGTCACCGTCTCGATTGCGCCCGAGCACGAGATCGGAGTACACCGCCCCGTCCCACGCACTCGATCCCCGGCCGCGATTCGATCCGACGCCCAGATGATGAACAACCATGACGGTTGCTCCGGTGGCGGCGATCAATGACTCGGCAGCCGCGACGGCGAGCCCTTGCTCGGTTGCGCTGTTCTCCTCCATTCCGACGGTGCATCGGGCGCGAGTATCGAGTACGACGAGACCGGCGCCCGTTGCCCGGACGGCATCGCGCAGTTGCGCGACTTGCTCCCGGTCGCCCAGCTGCACGGGTTGGGGCAGCACGTGAAACTTGCCGTCGAGATCCGAGACAGCAAGGCCGTGGTGACCACACCATGCGGCGAGGCGCGAAAACACGCCGCTCGATCCCTCGGCGGCCACGTATAGCACCGGCACAGCCTCGGGTACATCGCACCCATTCCATCGGCGCCCGGTCGCCACGGCGCAACTCATACCGAGCGCGGCGAATGTCTTACCGTCGCCGGGGTGCCCGGACATTTGCACGAGGGTGCCTCGGTAGAGGAACTTCGACAGGAGCGGCGTCGGCGGGGGTAGCGCCGAGAGTGCCGACACCGTCAAGAGGCGATCCGCCAGACCTCCCGGACCGGAATTGCCCGACGCTGCACGTTCGGCCCGATCCTGTTTGCGTCGACGCAGTCGCTCGATTCGAGCGGTATTCAACTGCTCGAACAGTTCGTGAGGATCTTCGTCGCCCTGATCCGCGGCGTCCTCGGCAACCTCAAGCCGTGTCGGCCAACTCTCCTCGGTGAAGAACGTCTCGACAATCTCGAGCGGTAGCGCCGGAATTTCCTCGAGCGTGTCAGGTTGCGGCTCGTCAGGCAAAAACCGCCGGTAGAACCTGCGGATCTCACGGACGCTTGACGAGCCGAGTGCACGTCCGAGTTCGTCGGCGGGGTCAATCCCGGCCAAGGCTGCGACATAGCTGCCCGAGGCGTACACGGCCGGGGGCGGTCCGATGTCATCGGTAGGTGTGTAGGCCCCGGCAGCGAACGCGGTCACAGCGTCACCGCCAGGGCTTCACCGGCGACGAGAACGCCGGTAGTCTTGGGTTGGATCGTTTCCTCGTCGTTGGCGATCTCGTGGATGGTGGGGCCCCGGCCGGTGCAATACGGCCGGGGTTTCTGCGTGTGTGAGGGCATAGTGCCGAGATCCTTGCGTCGTTTCGATTGAGTGCGCGCCGTCGTTTCGTGGATGGTCACAGTGCTAACTCGGTGAAACAGATTGCAGTTCAACCAGTTACGGCATGATCGGCCGTAGAAGTGCATCGACATCGGCGGTCTTGATGCGGATCGCCGAGCGACTCGACGCGCCAAGTCGGTACGCCGGTAGCTGACCGTCGGCGATGTACTTGCGGATCGTGTCGGTCGACATTCCGATCCGTTGAGCAGCTTGCGCCACGCTCTGCCAGTCGGGCCGTTCCGTGGTGTTCGTCTTGATCGGCATGGTGTCGGTTCCTTCGGATTCTGTGGGAATTGATACGAAACGCTAGACCGTTTTCGCGGTCTTGTCCAAGTGCTAATTCGTTGCAACACAACGGAATACACGGACTTCCGTGTGTTCTACGAGGCGCGTTCCGCTCCCTCGTTGTCTCTGCCTACGAACAACGAAAACGGCCGCCCTGGGGAGTCCCAAGACGGCCGTTCGGTGAGTCGGTCGGCTATTGCGCTGCCAGTGCCGAGAGCTTGTCGGCAACGAGCTCGGCACGGCCCGAGGCGGTGTGTTGATACCGCATCGCCGCCGAGCTCGTCACGTGGCCGAGGCGGTCCATGACCTCTTTTGTAGTCGCTCCTGTGTGCGCAGCCATAACGCCTCCGAAGTGCCGCAGATCGTGCACATGGAGATCGTCGCGGCCGAGCTTGGTCTTAGCGGCGTCGAACTGTCGGCGGTACGTCCACTCGCGCATGTGACCCCCTGTTGGATCCGGGAACAGCAATGCATCGCGGTCCGGGCCGACATGCTCGGCCAGGTGCCGCTCGATCTCGTCGCGTAGGTGCGGCGGAATTGTGACCTTGCGGATCGACTCCTTGGTCTTGGGGGCCCCGACGATGAATTGGCGATCGCGGTAGGTGACGCCGCGTGTGATGCTCAACACCGAGTTTCCGACGAGGAGATCCCTACGTCGCAGCTCGAACGTCTCTCCACGGCGCAAACCGCACCACGCCGAGAGCAGAACGCTCAAGCGCAGTTCGTCAGGCATCGCGTCGGCGAGACGTCGTAGCTCGGCCGGTGTCAACACATCGATCTCGCGGCGGTGCTTGACCTGACCGGCACCCTTGATCCGTGCGGGGGAGCGGTCGAGCAGCTCGTCGTCGACTGCCGAGTTGAATACAGCGGTGAGTACGCCGTAAGCCCGTGCGTTGCGGGTTACGTATTGCGTGCCGAGTCCGTGGTGCCACGCACGAACCTCGGCGGCGGTGATCTCGGTCAGCACCCGACCGCCGAGCACGGGCACGATCAGGGTGTCGAGGAGGTACTTGTAGTTCTCCCGTGTCCTCGGCCGGATCGAACGGTGCTCGAGCCACTTCTCGACGTAGTCCGAGAACGTAGCCGCCTTCACCGCCTTGAGCTGTGCAGCCTCACGCGGTGGGGTCCATGTGCCGAGTTCGATCTTCTTGCGCTCGGTGGCGAGCCACCCCTCGGCGTAGTCCTTCGCGTCGAACGTCGTTGGCGCTCGGTGCGTGACCAGGTCAGGGCCGGTGTACCCGGCTTGCCACCGGCCGGATGGAAGCTGTCGAAGTTGGCCGAACGCTCGACGCGTCCGTTTCGGCTTGCGTGCCAT